AAGGGAGCGGTGATGTCTGCCGTAGGAGTTACCATCAGATCCATACGACCTATGGCTTCCAAGAGTTGCCCGAGGGTGCGCGTAGATTTACCACACGAGAAGCAGTGAGCCATAAAGGGCTCACGACGGGCTGTCTCCGGTCCAATGTAGATACCGAACTTGCCTCCCGACTTGCCACAGAAGGGGCAACGCGGCACGATAAGGTTCTTACCCGTACCGTCACGCTTTGCGCCCGTCTCGCGTGCTATCTCCTGCACCAAATGCTGATATTCCTTCGCTGATAAATTCATATACTTAGGAATAGTCGAAGTGCAGGAGCTAAAGTTTATAAAGTGAGCAAAAAATTATTTTTGCGATAAAGTAGAGGTTCTCTGATTATCGTAGAATATCTCATTATCGTAGTCAGTTGCGATTCTAATAGTAGCTCCCTTCTTGAAGAAGCGGCTCTTGGCGATATGCAGACGCATAATGTTTTCCTGTCGCTCCGCAGATGATTGATTCAAGGATATAAGGTGAGTACAAGGGCGAGCGAGACCCTTTGCCTCTGCACAATTGTACTCCGTTAGAACATTGCGTTCATCATTCAGCCACTCCCTATCTTCAATCGTTGATTGGTAGGTAACAACCATCCATACATTCTCATCGGCGGCAAGGTCTTTCAAGTCATTAGCAACGGTAATACGCTTGGATCTTTCGTGCTCCGCTCCCCAATTGCGGCGCGTAGCATCGGTGAGCAAATCCATAGAGTCAATAATTACAATGTCAGGGTTATGACCTTCCAGCTTGCGATACTCCGTTATACCATTCTTTATATCGAGGGTTGAGACTTGAGCATTAAATCGTGGGTAACTTCTCACTAAGATGCTGCCGTGGTACGAATCAATCTGCTTCTTGAACTCTGCTATCTGTATCTCGTCGAATATGCCTTTTTCAAAGTAGTAAGCACTCTTTGATACAAGTCCACCGGAATATGCGTTCAAGGCTTCTTCTTCCGAGCCCTCCAACTGAAAGTGGAGCACATTGAGTCTATCATCAATATTAGCTCTCACTCCTATCCACTTTGCAATATGCGATTTACCGACACCTGTTGATGCAAGAAAACACGAAAGTTGGCCACGGAGATTTCTTCCGTTGTTCAGGTCATCCAGAAAAGGAATATAGAAACGACATACTTGTGCGGCTCCCGACTGTGCTTCGGCAAGTTCTCTGCGTTTATTTGCCTCGTAACGCTCCATAAATGTTTTGGCAACATCTACGAAAGACGAGCCCTTCAAGGTAAATCCCGCAACCCATTCTGCATACTCTCGAAGCACTTTTTCAGCTGCGTTCTGCTGCTGGTCATTATATAGTTTGCCTACTTCTGCATACACCTTTTGGAGTCTAACGGCTTTGATGTAAGACTCAAGCATATCAATAATAGCCTCGGGATTCTGCCCCTCGTCGTAGTCTTGTATGGTATTGATACACTCGGTAGCATCATCATCCTCGGTAAACTTTTGCAATAATACTCCGTATGTAGGAGCCTCGTTATATGCAAGATAATGTGCTCGTATCGCAGCATGAACACTTTGAAAGGTTGTATCTGGAAGATACTCCTTACGCATATGTTGCGAAACGATATTACAGATATGCTCCTGCTTCAATGCCGTTGCATAAAGCTCATATAGGAAATCTATACTTAATGTTTTTGTAGTGTTACTCATTGAGAAGGTGTTTATTCCAGGCCTCTATACGCAACCTGTACAATTCGTGTAAAACATGCTCTGTTCGCTCTCTGCATAGCGATGCTTTAGTACATTTTTGGCAAGTGGGAGAAAACGGTGTCCACATTTGGGTTGATGCACCACAAATGATATATCCGTAATCTGATGAATGCCATTTTCGCTTTGTCACTTCCTCATACTGAGGATATATGTACCGTTCCAAAGGGTGATGACTGCGATCTCGAATTAAGGACACTAGAGACTCCTTGCTCAATTTATGTCGAGCAAGCCATTGCGTATCACTATATCGGTGGCTCTTATTATATTGTCTATAGCGACATTGAGCCTTTGCCCCAAATGAGTGTGTGATATTCCACCTACCACGGTAAGAGTCTCGATATCTACTTATTGCACTTACTTGACAAATGCAGAAGTCTACAAGTCTATCATAGCCAATCCTATACTCTTTGGAAAGAGCATCATAGCACTCACCTAAGACACGGGCAACTTGACCGCCTTTGGGAAACTTAAAATTATCCCATACAGTCTCATTCGCTAATCTCGTGAACACCTTTGTGCACCCTTCAATCCACTCTTTTTTCTCCATCTCTTGTAAGTAATTTTCTAAGTTGTGCCTTTGCCAAGAATAGTCGGCTCTTTACCGTTTCGACATTCTTTGTTTGTAGCGTTCCATTCTGGTAGGTAATCTCCATTATCTCGCTGATTTTATAGCCCGCCTGTTGCAACAGGAAAGCCTCTCGGTAGATAGGTTTTATCTGTTCAAGCGCCCAGAGGATCTCGTCGCTGTAGTAGTCCTTATAGTTATTCATACCCATACAGTTCGCCGAAGGGTTGCACTCATCCAAAAATGTGGAACGCAACTCTTTTACATCGACACTATCGTCTGGCGGAGTACGGGTTTTATTACGCTTATTGAGGTCGGCTACAAGGCGTTTTGTTACTGCATATATCCAAGTTTTGACCGGTCTTGCAGGGTCGTAGCTGTCCATATACTTGTAGAAGTTTACTAATGCCTCGACATAGTTATCTTCTATATCTTCCTGATTGTATGTGTACTTGATACAGATGCTGTACACCAGATTCTTGTGCGGCATCACATACTTTTGCAGCAGCTGAGCGCGTCTTTTGGCGGACTCATCATCGGGGATTGTCGCCACTCTTTTTAACACATCTTTCTTGTCCACTCTTCTAACTGAAAAGGGTTCAACTCAATCTGAAATGTCCTAATCTGTCAGCTTCGAAGAGCGTCAATTAAAAAAGTGGGCGGCTTGTCACCGCCCGAATCTATGCGGTCATTTTATAATCTGTGTTTGCGTATGTAATAAAAGAATAGGTGGCAAGCATCGGCAGCGTTGTCGTCCGTAGGTACATAACCATACTTTTTGCAGGTCTCTACCATCTTTGACTTCGTGGCGTGCCCATCGCCCGTTGCCCACTTCTTGAGTGCGGCAGGGTTCACAAACTCAGGCTCGGGCAGGTTCAGTTCATCGCAGACCTCCAATAGCACGCCACGCAACTCCGACAATCGTCTGAGGTCGTAGAAGTGGCGGTTGATGCTCACATCCTCAGCTACAATCTGCTTTATGTCGTACTTTCGGATAAAGTCGATAAGCAGCGTGCGGAACGAGCCGTGCATCTTGTTGTCGTTGCGCCGTCGGCTCTCGGTGAGATTCCAAGTACCTGCCTCGTGTTTCGAGAAGTAGCCGCAGTGTGTTGCCACATCCAAGGCGAGAATGTCGTCGTGTTTCAGTGCCTTATTCTCCGATGCGTGATTCTCCATTCTCCTTCGTTATTACAAGTTTGTGGGGATAACCTTCGGCCACATTGCCGTGCGAAACTACGAGGACAGTGCCACCAAGAGCGTTCAGAGCATCGAACATCGATGATAGTCCTGCTTCATCTACTGCTTCGAGTATCTCGTCAAGCACCAATAGGTCCAGTCCCTTCTCATCATCGCAGTTGGCATTGACAAGCTTCTGCATCGCAAGGATTGTTGCGAGATTCACTCGTGCCGCCTCGCCTGCCGAGAACTTACCAAATGAGCCACAATCAACACCATCACGCAACAGTGAGATAGATATCTTCTCTCTTACCTTACCGCTTTTGAGTACCGTGTAGCCATCAAAGCGGATACGGATATCGCTGCCGATGCCAATCAGGAACTCGTTTGTGATACGGCTTAGAGCCTCAATCTTGGTGTTAGCAAGGTAGGTCTTGAACTGCACGAAACGCTCTCGCTGCACCTCCAAGGCGCGTACCTTGTCGTCAACCTCAAACTTACGCTTGGCAGTCTCCATCGAGCGTTGCTTCTCCTGCTCCAATGTTTTGCGTAGCGATAGCGTGAGGTCCTCGGCTGCCATCTCGTTTACCTCACGGATTGTCTCCTGCAAGGTCTCTATGGCACACTCGGCAGAGCGTATATCCTCTACGATTTTGCGGCGTTCACGGCTGAGTGTTGCATTGCGCTCATCAATGTTGCCGAAGAACTCGTCAAAGGCTTTACGGCGTATGCTGTCTATCTCGTCCTGCATTGCAGCGACCTCTGCCTTGGTGCGTCTGCGGTTGTGTTCGGCACGCTCTACCTCGCTTGTAGCGCTACATACGGCTCGCTCGTGGTCCGAGAGTTCCTGCTCCCAGCGTGAACGGTCGCTATCCAATGCGCGTCGCTCGCTGTTGAGTTTACTTTGCTGCATCTCTGCCTCTTCCGAAGAGTTCTGCTCGGCTTCGATATTGCCATTAATCTCTGATAACTGCTGTTGGCGTAGGCGGAGTTCCTTGGTTCCTGCCTCGATGTCGAAGTTAGGCTGTGCCACCAAGAACTCGTGGCCACACTTCGGGCAGGTGATAGAGCCCGCCAACTTATTCGACAGTTCGTCAATGCCCGCAGAGATTACTCGGCGTTTGCGGCGCAACTCTTCAAGGCGTAAAGCGAGGCTGCGGAGCGTCTTCTCAATCTCCTGCAAGCGGGAGCTGTACTCCTCGCACTTGTCGCCATACAGCGTAACGAAGTCGGTGTACTGCACCTTAAACTTCTCAAAGGCATCGTATTTCTCCTTCAATACCGTCTCGACGTGATTTACCGAAGCATCGAGGTTTTCGAGCGAAGACTGAGCAAGCAATAAATCCTCCTTCTTGAGTTTAAGCGTGTGATTCCAATCTGTTCTTCGAGCATTAGGAAGCAGTGTCATCACAGCATCGATAGTCTTCAAGCACTCCTCCAAAGAGGTGTCCGATGACTCCAATGCCTGCAACTCTTTGTCTGCCTTATCCACCTCTGCGATAGTTGCATCTATACCGGTCAGAGTCTCCTTGTGGGTGCGGATATACTCACGCTTCGAGGCTATTGCCTCCTCCAACTCGGCGATGCGTGTCTCACGGCTGCGGCCACGCTCTTCACCTGCTGCAACCTCCTTTGCTATCTGCTCCTGCAACATCTCGATACGACCATCGATGCCGGCCAATTCGAGGTCTATCTTCTGCTGCTCACTGCTGAGCGGCTCGATATCCTCCTCGACACGAGCGATAGCCTCATCTACCAAGATGCCGTTGGAGAAGCGGTTGATAATCTCCTTCTTCTCCTTATCCGACGAGGACAAGAAATCCTCGTAGCGATATTTAGAGAGGATAAAGTTGTTGAGCAGTTCTTCGCGTGTGATGCCCAACTTCTCCAAGATATACTTGTTGTAGGCATCCACAGAGTGCTGTACAGCCTCGTCAGTCGTTACGAGTTCACCACCTCGATAGAGTTTGCAGGCGACTATCGATGCTCCCTTGCGAGGTATCGAGCGAGCAATGATTAGTTCCTCATTCGATGCGTCATTTGCAAGGTGCAGAATAATGCGACACTGCTCGGCGGTATCGTTGATAATCTCCTCGGTGCGTATCTTACGCAGTGGGCTACCTGTGAGTCCCACGGCTATACACTCCAAGAGAGCCGACTTCCCGGCACCGTTCGATTGCTGGGAGTCGTTGTCCTTATTGTTGCCAAATATCAGTGTTGTTACTCCCTGTTGCAGCGTATATACCAGCGAGCGGAAGGCACACAGATTTTCGGCCTCTATACTCTTTAATTTCCACATTGTCCTTCGATTTTAGATAAATACTCCAATCCGATTGC